AATTCAGACATCGTCGCATTGTGTTGCGTTTTAAGCGCAGCCATTTTCGTGTTGTATTCCTCTTGATCCATAAGACCAAGTTTTAACGACTCTTTCAAACCGTTGCGTTGGTCTTTGTACGCTTTCTGCTCTTCTTTCATGGCATCTTGTAGAGCTTTCGATCTGTCTTTNAGCTGTGCCATCGTCATCTTCTCAATTTCGCCATTAAAAGCGCTGAGAACAGCTTTCTCTTTTGACTTCCCAAGATTCAACTCTTTCACTCGAGCTTCAGAGAGCTGTTTCATGTTGCTTTCGACAATTGTCTTTTCAGTAGTTGTCAATTTGCTAACGTCGCCATTGTGTTTCTCGTAAATTGACGTGATTTGGTCTGCCATCGCTTGCGAATTCGAAACAATCTGGTCTTGTTTAGCTTTCGCTGCGGCTACCTGCTCATCGGTAAAACCAAATTTTTGAGCAAGCTCGTCTATTCTAGCCTTCGATTTTTCGGCGCCGTCAGTAATTTGTTTCATCATATCTGACACTGCTGTCTTGACATTATCAGCAGACTGCACTGCGCCTGTTTCAAAGTTAGTCATAGCTATCTTAGTGTTCGTTACTGCAGTTCCGAACTGGTCAAGTGCACCTTTTGTTTCTCCAGAAAGCGTTGTTCCATATTTTTGAGCCTGTTCAGTAGCGTGTTGCTTAGCATTAGCTAATACAACCAAACCACCTGCGAGTGCTGCTGCACCTCCTACAACTAAACCAAGCGGATTTGATAACAGTCCAACGGCACCCCCGAAGTTAGATGCGGCACCTGCCGCACCACCTGCCGCACTTTCAACACCAGTTAAGCCAGAAGCCATTGGTGCGAGCTTGCCGACAAGTTTTCCGATTCCACTATTGACTGAACCGAAGGCTTTAAACATGCTGCCGAGACCAGTTGTTAGTTTTCCTAAAATCGAAAGCGCTGGACCAGCAGCTGCTGAAATAGCTAGCCACTTCATAATATGCTGTTGTTGAGCTGGACTTAGTTCGTTGAATTTCTTGGCCATGTCAGACAACGTCTGAATGAGTGGCTTAGATGCCTCGAGACCATTTTTTAACGCATCCACGAACGGACCACCGAAGTCGATAGCCATATCGACCACTTGGTTTTTTAACATTCTAAGTTTTGATTCAGTCGTTTCATAACGTGTGCTTGCTTCGTTAGTAAGCGCCGTGTTTTCACTCCACGCTTTGTTCGATAAGTCAACCGCACCTGTCATTGTATCTGCGGCAAGTGCTAATGATTTAAGCATGTTAGACTGACGAACACCGCTAAGCCCCATCTCGTCCAACACCATAGTGGCACTCTCGCCTTTTTCGTCAAGTTTTCCAAGACCTCGAATGAAATCTTGGATAGCTTCGATTGGATGATTTTTCCATTTATCAGCGAATTCTTGTGCAGATTCGCCAGCGACTGTAGCAAATTTTTGTAGGTCTTCCCCGCCCGCAGCTACTGCAGATTCAATAGCTGATAGGGTTTGGGTCATTGCAGTTCCCCCAGCTTCAGCTTCGATACCGACAGAAGACATCGCTGTTGCAAGACCTAGAATTTCTTGGTTAGTCAAACCTGCAAGCGTTCCAGAAGCCGCCAAACGGTTAGCCATGCTGACAATGCCTTGTTCAGTGGTTGCAAAGTTATTTCCGAGAGCTACTACTGAACTACCGAAACGTTGATATTCATCTGATGTTAANCCAGTAATATTTGCGATTTTGGCAATTGCTGATGCTGCGTCTTCAGCTGACAAGTTAGTTGACTCGCCCATATCAATCATGGTTTTGGTAAAGCTAACAACGTCTTGTGACTTGATACCTAACTGACCAGCTGCTTCAGCCACCCCTGCAATCTCTTCGTGAGTTGACGGCAGTTGTGTCACTAAATTACGCAAACCACTTTCTAAGTCNGCATANGAATAAACCACATTACCGTTCGAATCAACGACTTCATCGTTGGCCTTTTTAACACCAGCAAACGCACTTTCCCAGGACATGGCAGATTTAACAACGGCTCCAACTCCTGCTACAATTGGCGCTGTCACACCAACCGTCATGGTATTACCTAAGCCAGTCATTTTACCACCGACCGATTGCAAGGTATTGCCGAAGTTGGTCATTGCCGAACCCATTCGACTAAAGACGCTCATTTCAGTAGCTAAGCCTTGCAAACGTCCTTGCAATTCGCTTACTTTAGCTGCAGTATCCATCATGGCAGTATGTGCACCGATAAGCGCATCTTTTTGGGCTGCTGTCGCTGTTGAAAAATCACCTATTTCAGCTTTCAAAGCGTTGTATTTTTCAGCTTGCTGTGCTAATAGAGACTGGTAGCCTTTCAAAGCTTGCCCTGTTTCGCTGTAAACTGCACGCAAACCTTTAATTTTGCTACCTTGGCCAGCTATGCTTTTTTCAACAGCTTTCAGAGAGTTATCAATACCTCTCATATAGGTTTTTAATTGTTTTGTATTGGTTTGAAACGGCGCTATATCAAGGGTCGCTGTCGCTACCAATTTACCTATATTTGCCATTATTCCTCCTTTCTAACCGAATAAGAAAGGAAATGCTTTGTCGAGCGTGGTTTCTTTCTCTTCCGCTTTCTTTTCGGGTGATTCTTGTTCTAACGCTTCTACCATCAATTCAAAATCTGATAGTTGCATTTTTTTAATATCCAAAATTGTGTATCCACGCTCAATTAAAAGCTGGATCATACTAAGCAAGTTAGCTCTTGCTTCTTCAGGAGTTATCCCTCCTTTTTTTCTTCGCCCTCATCGTTTTCTTCGTTTGATTTGCCTCGGCCGAACGCGTCAGCATATAATTCATCAAGAACATTCAGCGTCTCAACATCTGCGGTTTTTAAATCAGCAACAGTGAACTGTTTCCCGTACATATCAACGAACATTTGAAGATAAGCTTCGTTAAGTTTACGTGTTTGTTTCGAATCAAAAGCCGCTTTATCATTTGAGATAAAAGCGTTTTGGCGTGCGCTGTGGTCAACCGCTAAAAGGTTGTCTTCAACGTTGATGTATTCTTTCGAATACTCTTTCTCAATTCCGCCTTTTTTTAATTTAATTTCGTACATAATTACCTCTTACAAAAAAATAAAAGGCTGGGTTAAACCCAACCATTAAAAACTAAGCGCCTACAGCTGGGAATACCATGTCTTTAAATGTTTCAAGGCTGAACCCTTCAGCGTCTTCTCGACCGATAAGCAAAACTGTTCCGTCTTCACCACCGCGGGCTACAAAGCTNCCTTCAATCGAATCTGCTTTAGGGTCTGGTGCACCATCNANAGTAGANGCTTCAAGACCAGGCAAATTAAATTTACCTTTCAAAAGACCAACCCACACATATTTGCCATCATCCATTTTAGTGCGGAACAAAATCGCAACGTCATTCGGCGTAAGGTCTTTAGTATATTTTTCAATACCGTTTTCAACTGTAATACCAAAGAAGTCTTGACGTGCTTCAGATGTCAAGTCGTATGTTTCAATTGTTAATTTAGCTTCTGTAATACCACCAGAAACAACAACGTATGGCCCATCATCTGCTGCAAGTGTTTTAAGTTCGTTTGTTAGTTCAAGTTTTGCGCTTGTAAGTCCGGGAAGACGTTTGCTTTCTGCCACTTTTTCGGCATCATTCAAAACGCCATATTCGCAACCACTAAGACCAAATTTTACTTTACCCATGTATTAATTCCTTCTTTCTTTTAATTACCCCAATCAAAAAAACGATACTTTCTTACATTCATCAGTAAGCCAATATCGTTGTCTTTATATCGAGGAGTTTCGTTAGCTGTGTACCATTCAAAGCCTGCTTCAGTAAGAATGGTGTCAATGCGTTTTACAATTGCTTCTGATTGAGCAGCTGTCTGACACCAAAAATTGATGACAATACGCTGTTCCGTGCCAATATAGCTATCATCTGCGTAATTGCTAGGCGCATCGTAAATTGTATTAATTCGCAGAAATGGAGCGAGCTCTTTCTTTTTCATGTTCGTTGGTTTCTCTGGAATGTCATAAGTAAAGATTCCTTGTTTAAAACCGCCCCCAAACTTCCCTCCACGATAGCTGTCGAACAGCTCATTCAATTGAGCATCGTTACTTAATAGCTTGTACGCCGTCGTTTCGGCAATCATAAGTCTAAGCCCTCCTTCACTTTTTCTGCAAAAATTTCCTTAGCAACGGGCGTCATTTGATTGATTGTTTTTTCTTCAAATCCTTGACCTCGTTGATAAATCGTACCCGAATCTGGGTACTTCGCACGCCACCCCGTAGATTTACCGTAGCCAATATCTTTCGAGATAATACCCTCACTAGCGCCTTTAAAACCGCTAACAACTGTGTCATCTCGCAAGTGGTCGATAAAGCTGTCGTCTCTAGGTGTGTTTGCTTTCAATTGTTTTTCAAATTCTTCAGCAACTTCAGTTACCGCTTGCTTTGCTGTTTTCGGTGCTTTAACCTGCAGCTTAGTAAGATTAGATAAGATTGCATCAAGACCTTTCGTCATGTAATACGCACCCCGCTTATCATAATCATTTCTTTATTAGCGTAATCAACTTCCATTTTTTCAATCTTATACTCAAGTCCGTTAAAATCAACGAACATCGAATTATCAAACGGTGGTTTAGGCATATAGCGAATTAAAAATACTTTCGTGTCACTCGTTTTAGTCAACACTGCATTATCTGCTTGCTTGCCAGTCGTGTTTTTACGAAAGTCCTTAACACTTGTCTTTGAAACTTCCGCCCAGCAACTCATAACGTCTGTTCTGACGTTGTCTAAAACTTCGCCATC